CCGCGATCGACGACGTGGCCGGGCGCGAGAAACTGTTTCTTGCGATCAAGATCGTCGGCAAGCTGCGTGATCATCTCAACGCCGTCATCGCCAACGGCAAGTTGGCGCAGGCCGAGTTGAAGGAGCTTGCGCAGGTGGTGGAGCGGAGGAAGCGGTTTAGGATTTTGTGACGGGGGTGAGGCGAGGACATAACCAATACGGCCAATGCGAGAGTGCTTGACCAAGTTCTTTGTTTGTTCTATTCGGGCGAGCATATCGCGTTCGTCTACCCATGGCTGTATCTCCGATGTCACATTTGTTATCTGCGGGAAGACTGCTAGTCCCGCTGCTGCTTGCGCAATCTCTCGCAAGCCTTGCTCAAGCCCAGGAGAGCAACGCACCGGCCAAGAGCAGGACCGTTTCAACGGTCGAATCGCTTCCGCATGCCGCCCTGCCAAGAGGCGTATTCAAGGGCTGGTGCGGGCAGAAGGATCGGTATCTTGTGGATGTAGACGGCCAGATCGAGGCCTACGACGCCGGCGTCAAATACGCGACGATCGCGGTTTCGTCAGATTGGCCCTGGCAATGCAGCAATGATGGCGAGCAACTTGTCTACGTCAATACCCGCATGGGATATGTGACCAGCGTCGATATCGCGAGCGGTGACAGCCGGCTGCTGGCTTCCTACCAACCATCCGAGCGGGAAAATACCAGAATATCGTTTTCGCCCGATCTCGGAAGTGTCGCGACCACCGCGCCTCTGACACTCACCGCCGATGCCGGAACGCTGAAGGTCATTGTCGTCCAGCCGAACAAGCAACGAACGTCGGAGGAAAGCGTCCAGCAGATCAGGTGGAGCAAGGACGCCTCAAGATTGGCCATAGCTTACGGTTCCACGACAATCGAAATTCTCGATGCTGGTGGCAGGCAAGTAGGCTCGGGAAATAGACCGAAGGCGGGGAATGTCGTCGACGGATGGTTTGATATCGGTCGTGAAGCGTTGACGCTGTTTCTGGTACCTGAACAGGAATACACCGGGATCGCCGTCAGATGTGATCTGGCCTCATGGATATGCAGCCGGCTGAAATCGCGCGTCGATTCGTTTTCGATCGGCGGGCGCGGAATCATGGGAGCGGTGGAGCCGCTCGGCAAGATTGAGATACCGGATGATGATTCATTCGTAATCCAGCACCGTTATGCAGCCGAGGTTCGGCATCAGGCCTTTGGGCTTTTGGCCCGGCAAGTCTACGCCACGTCCGGCGGCCGGTGGCGGTATGCCATGAGCGTTTCGCCTTCTGGAACACAAGCGGTTGTGAGCTGGCGTAACGAGAGACTAGCCGGATGCGGGACCGGTCTGGAGTCGGCAAGATGCGCGCAGGGAATTCTGATCGATTTATCGAAGCTGCTTAAATGAGTGATACTTACCATCCTCCTCGACCGTTCAACCGAACCTCTCGTTACGGCTGGCGCATTGATCCCGTTACTGGAAAGCTGAAATTCCACGCGGGCGAGGATTGGGCTGCGCCGGAAGGCACGCCGATTCCTACTGCGACGCCGGGTGTCGGAAATACCGGCAGGTTTTCAAGAGGCAATCATCTTCACTACTCGACTATTACGACCGGTATACCCAAATCCAAGGGCGAGATCGGCTTCAACATCGACGAGGAGCATACGACAGACCCTGCATTGTTCGACACGGCAATCCGTTACCCGAATGAGACGTTGCAAGCCGGCCGAGCAATGTTTGGTCCAAATGATACGAGCGACGCACTGGCCTTTGGAAGTCGCCGTAGCCCGCTGACGAACGCATCTCCATTCCATCAATTCGGGTTTCGTCCGTCGGACAATACCCCATTCGCGGATCGCTTCGGAAATTGGACATCTTCGGAAAATGGAATCTCCGCTCCTGCTGCCGAGCCGAGGGGCCTGCCTGCCTTGATCGTGGATCAAATTCGCAGGCAGGACGAGCGAGGCCCGAGCGCACCGCCGCCTCCAGTTTCCGGGGCACAGCAGCCGGTCCCGTTCTTGCCAGACGATAGCGACGGATCATTTGCCGATCGCTTTGGCGACCGTCCCCCGATACGAAGGTTGTCGTCGTGGGTCCGTCCGCGTTGAAGCATGAGCCTGGCGGTAGCGGATCCTCAATGATCACTCTTCGACGCGCCGGAGTTAATGGCGATTTGGTTGGGTGTGGCGAACCGCCTTGTTCGGCGGTTCAAGAGTCTCTTCTGCATATTCCTGCGGAGTGGCGCTGCATCTTTCTGCTAATTTCGGTTGGCCGAAGCGCAATGGAAGCTCTAAGTGAGACGCGAGATGCACCAACGCCGGGAAGGAAAGAAGATGGCTGCCGTATTCGTCGTCGGGGCTGCGATGGCCTTCATCTGGACAGCCGCCAAATACCAGATGGTCTACCGTTCGGTGATCGACTCGCTTCCTCCGCAATTGTCGTCACGTTATGCGTTCCCTGTTTACGCGCTAAGTCCTTCAACACCGCTGCCACTGCAGGCGGAGTACGTGAAGTCGCTTTGGGGCGGGAGCGTGGGATTTCTTTGTGTCTCCTTGTGTTTCTTCTCGCTCCACGAGCTTGGCGCAGGCTTTGCCGTATTTGCCGTTTTCTGCTGGAGCGTTGTTTATGCGCTGAAGGCCCGGAGGAACTACAGGAAGAATTGCAGTCAGACGTTGGCTCGAAACGATGAGGAAGAGACATGACAGCAGGAAGTTACGCCGGAGGGACCCTTGGCCTTCCGTTTGGATTGGGAGGCGGCTTGTACATCGACAATCACGGGCGGGCTTACCCTCAGCTCTACGGCGGTACCCCAGGCGTAAGTCTTTCGGGTGGGTACACGCCCGATCTCGAAGGGCTCCTGACGGGGCCATCGATTTCGTGGAGCCCGGGAGTGGGAGCCGTTCGATACAACGTCGGAGGAAATACCGATACTATCGGGGTTGGCGTCGGAACGGCCACCATCGGGACACCTTCTGTTGGCGTCACTCATGGTTTCGGGCCTTTCGGGGCGTCGAAGGATTATTCGAAGCCGTGGATGACGCCCGCCATCCGCGAATCGGCTGCGAGAGCTGGCGTGCCCAGTCGCTACAACGCTTTCGAATACGGCTATCCAGAGTCGAACGCCGCTTCGCCTACTTTCAATGAACGTTGGAACGGCGCGGGGCGAGCCTCAAATGACGCAGTCTCTTCGGCCGACGCCTGGCCTAGCCGGCCTCGAGGACTGGCTGGTCTGATCATGGATCGTATCCGGCGGCTGAATGAACAGGACGCCAACAAGCCACCGGCTTCGGTATTCGATGTCGGTGCACAGGCCGTGCCTCTTGTTCCTGACGATAGCGAGGGTTCATTTGCTGATCCCTCTGGCAGTCGTCCCCCGATCCGGAGATTGTCGCGCATCAACCGGCGCTGAGCTGCGGTCAAGCCCGGCGAGGGATTTGGCTTGTCGAAAAGGAATTGACATGTCGGGCAAATCAGTGGCATAAAGCCATCATCGCAAAAGTGTCGAAGCCCGCGGACAGAGAACTGGCCGCGGGCTTTTTGCATCGGATGCAGCCCGGTTATTGCCGTTTGCAACCAAACATCATCGGTACGACGCGTCGATATCTCGCGCCGCAGTGAACCGTTTGATCAACTACCAATGCTGACCCTGCGCGAGGCGCAGGCGCCCGGCGAAGATGTCTCGCAAGCCGAACCGGAAGTCGCCAGGGCTTTCGCGCCATCGCGTAACCGAGATCTTGCTCACCCCTGAAACATCACCTTCCGCACGCCGCAGGCGTGAGGAACGCGTTCGCATGTGTGCGACGCGTCTCTCTCCTGCGCCGCCCGGTTTCACAAGGACGAACAGATGGCTCTACCTGCCAATACCGTCACCACCTACACCGCGGTCGGTAACCGCGAAGACCTCAGCGATATGATCTATCGCATCGATCCGACCGACACCCCCTTCATGAGCGGCGTCGAGAAGGAGAAGGCGACTGCCGTCAACCACGAATGGCAGACCCAGGCGCTGGCACTGCCTTCCACCGGCAACGCCCAGCTTGAAGGCGACGATCCCGGTGCCAATCCGACCACGGCGACCGTCCGTCTCGGCAATCTCTGCCAGATCTCCTACAAAGTGGCGCAGGTTTCGGGCACCCAGCAGGCGGTCGACCACGCCGGTCGCGACAACGAGCTGGCCTATCAGGAAATGCTCAAGGGCCTCGAGCTCAAGCGCGATATCGAGAGCATCCTCTTGGCCAACCAGGCCAAGCTGGCTGGGAATACCAGCACGCCGCGCCGGACCGCGTCTGTCCTTTCCTGGATCGTGTCCAATACGTCGAGGGGAACGGCCGGTGGTGCCGCCGATCCGTCGGCTGCGGATGGCACCGGCATCCGCGTCGACGCCAGCACCCAGATCGCGTTCACCGAAGCGCGGCTGAAATCGGTGCTGTCTTCGATCTGGACCAAGGGCGGCAAGCCGGGGGTCATCTTCACCGGTCCCTTCAACAAGCAGGTGTTCTCGACCTTTACCGGCCGGTCCACGGCGATCGAAGAGGCCAAGTCGAAGAAGATCGTCGCCTCCGTCGATGCCTACGAGTCGGACTTCGGAAAGCTCAAAGTGGTCGCCAACCGCTTTCAGCGCGATCGCGACGTGCTGGTTCTTGAAATGGAGAAATGGGCGGTGGCCTATCTCAATGGTCGCAACATGACCTCGATCCCGCTCGCCAAGACCGGCGACTCCGACCGCTGCCAAATCCTCGCGGAATACACACTCGTTGCACGCAACGAGAAGGCTTCCGGCGGCGTGTTCGACAACACCACGACCTGACGCTTTGCCCGTCGTTCCGGTTGGCGCGTGAGGGCGCGAGGCCGAAAACCGCAGGATTTCTGGGATCGGTCCTTTGCGGGACCGGCCCGGGATGACGGGTACATCCTCAACTATTGGAGACTTGAGACATGCCGCTTCCAGGCAATCGTACACTCAATACCGCCGATCTTACCGCCTATACGCCGTCATGCGGCGCCTCGCCCGTCGCCGCCTATGTCCGCGTGCCGTTCCGCTGCCGGCTATTGAAAGTCGCGGGCATTCTCGGCGGCGCGATCACGACCGCGGATGGGAGCATTACCGCGACGGCAAATGCCGTCACGCTCGCGACTTTCACCGTGACACAAGCAGGTTCTGCTGCGGGGCAGTTGTTCTCGGCGACGCCGGCGTCACCCATCTACCTCAACGAGGACGACGTCATCGTGCTGACGCCATCCGGCGCATCCGGCGCGTCGGTCCCGATGCATTTTTCGCTCGCCGTGAGGGCCGCCTGATGTCGTTCTTTCCGAAAAATCCGGCCTCTCGCGTCGGCGGCAGCCAGACCATTGCTTACGACCTGAGCGTTGGAATCGCCACTGCCTTCAGCGCGGGAACGTACCAACTGCGCCTGGTTGCGAATTCCGCCTGTCACTACAGGATCGGCGATGGCGTGCAGACCGCGACGACGGCCGATCCCTTTCTGCCGGCCAATACCGTCGAATACGTCATCGTCAGTCCTGGCCAGCGGATCTCGGCGATCAAGGCCGCCACCAACGGGCTGATTACCGCCACCGCGGGGACGCTCTGGGTCACGGAGATGTCGTAGTGAACGGCGTGCTGGTGCGGCCGCACCTCGACAGCAATGGCAAGGACCTTGCGATTGAGCACATCCAGGATGTGGAGCCCATCCTGGAATGGAACAGGCAAGCTCGGAAAGACGAGCAGCGCAGCGATTGGGGACGCCATGTCGCACGCATCCCCAACGTCATCTACGTCAAATGGCTCAACGAGGAGCACGCCAGAGGCAATACCGGCTTGCGGATGTTCACGCCGGAGTTCGACCTCATCGTGCAAAGGAAACTGAACGATCCCGAGTGGGCCTATTTGCGCACCGACCGGCCGAAACTGCAGGCTGGATGGTCAGCGGAGCTAGCATGACGAAAATCTTAGACTATGCATCGCTGCAAACGGCGGTGACAGAGTATCTTGCGCGAGATCAGGATACCACGCTGATCGCGCGGGTCCCGACATTCATCCAGTTGGCGGAGGCGAAGTTCAATCGGCAATTGTTCGTGCGCCAGATGGAGCAGCGCGCGACGGCGCTGGTCGATCCCGGCTCCGGCGAGCCGGAATTCATCTCGCTACCCGCGGACTTTCAATCCATGCGACGTGTGCGGCTTTCGAGCGTGGCAGGAAAACCCTGTCTCTCCTTCAAGTCGGGGACGCAACTCGACGAATATCGGTTTGGAATATCAGACATTGCAGGGCAACCGCGATATTTTACGGTGTTCGGGGACGAGGTCGAGCTCGCGCCCACGCCGGATGCCGCCTACACCGTCGAGATGGTGTATCGGCGGAGCATTCCGCCGCTCGCGACGAACGATCCGAACTGGCTGCTGACGCTCGCGCCGGATCTCTATCTCTACGGCGCGCTTCTGGAATCCGCTCCTTACATCAAGGAAGACGGCCGGATTCAGACCTGGGGACTCGGCTTCTCGGGCGCGCTGAACGAACTCAACAACCTCGGACTGACGTCGACGTTCAATGCCGGGCCGATGACGGTTCACGTCTCGGGCCAGGTCATCTAGGAGGAACGCAAATGGCCTCGTTCAACAAGTTCAATGCCTTCGTGCTCGACGTGGCAAACGCGTTGCACGACATGAAAACCGGCACCTCGCACGTATACCGGATCTACCTGACCAACACGGCTCCGGCGGCAACGAACACGGTCTACAACACACCGGCAGACCTCGCCACCGCGAACGGCTACACGGCCGGGGGAGTCAGCGTGGGCACCGTCACCGGCACGCAGACATCCGGTACGTTCAAGTTTACTGGTGGAAGCGATCCGGCCTGGACTGCCTCAGGCGGATCCATCGGCCCGTTT